GTAATTTTTTTCAAAACTGAGTTTGTATTTTATGTTGTCACGGCCTCCAAAAGGCTCGAATACATTAAACCCTCTGTACTCCGTTGCGGGTTGCTGAGACGTCGGTGTATCAGCAGCCGGGGGTGCTGTGTCTGCCGGGGGTGCTGTGTCTGCCGGGGGTGGCGTGCCAAAAGTATAATTCTGGGCAGCAGCGTCTCGTAGTGCTTGCATCCGCGCTAATTGCTCTGCACTGGGCCTATACTGAACGGTTTGACCCGGAAAATCTACGCCCGTGACCGCTGTGGCTCCGCCCAATGTGATAGGCTGACCTGCCGCGTCTACCATGTTAAAGGCTTCGCCCACTCTTCTGAAATAACCGGTATTGAGTAGACCTTTCAGATTATCGGGCAACATATTTGATTGTCCAGCGATAATCATTCTGACGGCGTTTTGCGCTTCTGCGGGAGTCAAACCTTGCTCGGCCAGGACATTCATTTGCAAATCAGTGAGAGCCTGTCCACCCTGTTGCATACGTTGCGGTCGCACAAAGCTGCCGAGACCAGAATACAAGCCTGTCATGTTTTCTTCCCCTTTTTCTTCTTGCCCGCCTCGTTCAAAGCAATCGCGATCGCCTGTTTCTGCTTGTAGCCTTCGTCCATCAGCTTAGAAATATTATCACTGATAGTTTTCTGACTTTTGCCTTTTTTCAGTGGCACTATTCATAACCCATGTAATCGCCGCCTTTGACAGCCGCACCCATGCCGCGTGCTTTCATTTTCTTCAGCGCACCGGGTATTTTGACGTCAGCCGGTTCGCCGTAAGGCACTCGACCTTGTTTATCAATTTGGGCAAACTCAACCGCCTTGGGTCCGTTGCCAGGTTTGCTACCGTCTACTTTTACTGATCTACCCATTAGTCATCCTTCTTTAGAAGTTCACGTTGGAAAGCGGCGTCAATTCTAGCACCCGTTTGCCGCTCTTGAGAAGCAAGACGTTGCTGGAACTGATCCTGCCTGATCTGTTGATTTTGTTGCTCGAGACCCAGTTTTTGCATATCAATCTGGGTGTCAGCCTGTTCTTTCTGCGCCTTAAGCTGCAATTCTTGCTGTTTCAGTGCAACCAGTGGGTCGGGTTGTCCTGCGCCAGTAAGCTGGTTTGTAAGTTGTATCAGCATCTGCATACCCTCGGCCTCGAACTGCGCCATCAATGCCGCCATATCCATGTTCTGACCTTGTTGTTGGGCCGCCATTTCTGCTTGCTCCATAGCTTGCATCTTGACGTGCTGCATAATGTGCTTCTGGAAACTTGCTGCCAGTGTAGGGTTGCCAGCCACCATCGGACTGATTGCAAAACTGAGGTGCGCTTGTATGTGCGCGGCATGATTCTGCCCCCTGAACGCCTCCATCGGCAACATATCAAGCCCGTCAATGTTCTCCTGCACCGGATCTTTCGGCACGGGATCTGTCTCGGGCACCGATTTCATGATGCGATCGACATCAGTAATACCCAGCGCCTCGTACATATCTCTGAATATCTCGGGCATATTGTGTAACTCAGGCGCGGCTCCTGCGAGCTGCAACTTGGTCTGAGCCATCATGATACGCTGAGATTGACTGAATACGTTAGGATTACTGACCGGCACCACATCTACACGATCGTCAAAGTCTTCGCGCATGACAGTCGCATCCGCACCCTCTACCGCGTAGGGGTATTCTTGCGGCAAACTCTCGCTCATCACCCGCATAAGTATCTTGAATTCTTTACGCATGGCGTAATGCAAACGTTTGTGCACGGCGCTCATGACCCGCGAGCCCTGTTCCATCATCGCAATAGTCGTGCCCACTGCTGCCGTTTGATTACCATCTCCTACTTTGAGGTCAGTAATGGTTGCAAACCGCTGTCCAGCTTGCACCACAAAGCCTAGAAGGTTAAATAAAGTCCCATCCGGACCTTTGAAAGGCAACGGCATCAAACTGTCTCTGATCGCTCCTCCGGGTGCGTCAACGTCCCTGAATTCACCTGGCTGTAATGGGTCGTCATCGTCTCTGATCCGTAGACCACGGGCTTTGAACCCTGCTGGCAGGTTAGATAGCGTTCCTGCATCGATTAATTGACGCAAAGCTGCCGTCGCGGTCCTTGACAAACCCCCAATTGTGTGAATGAGCCCTAATCCGTAGAACCCGAACCCCGGTAAAAACTTAAAATGCGTAAAATATTGTATTTTTTTGCGATTTTCGTCGTCTTCAGCGTAATTTCGACGTATTGAGAGCACTTGACCGTTGTCCGCGGACAAAGTTACGACGTAAGGTACCTTGATTCCAGTCGGATCCCCGTCTTCATCCATGTCTTCGTAGCCCTCAAGGTCCAAATCGACGTGGCATTCCAATAAAGTGCAGTCATAATCGATCTGAGACGGCTCAACGCCCTCGATTCGGTTGGTTTCTTCGTTAACCGAGGTCAAATCTTTCTGTGCGGGCATGACTTCCACGTCTCTATAGAAGCCAGATATCTGATTCTTGCGTAAATCGTTCAAAGACATACGCACAACTTGCGTAATATTGGGGCAAGTCTCGAGGTCCGAGGTCTCATAAGGGACAACCAAGTTCTCAACCGGCACAAATTTGCTTACAACCCGGTTCATGGCCTCATCAAAGTAGGTTTTCTTGAAAGTTGACCCCGCCAACGGCAAATAAAACAACATTTGGTCCATATCAGGGGTGTATTCCTCCATGATATTGGTCAAATAATAGTTCATAAACTGCTTGACGCGCTGTGCTTGATTGTTCTTTTCAGGGGTGTCCTCGCCAATGACGATCGTTCGAACGGGCCCCGAAGAAGGTAACAGCTCATTGAACGCCTGTGCCTGGAATTGCGTTGCTGCTTCGGCTAACAAAGGATGCGTCACCCCAGAGGCACCTCGAAATGGCTCTGTTCGCTCATCGTAAGTAAACCCTAGCAGCTCAAGACCGTTGGCATACGCCTCTTCCCAGTCCTGACGACTGGCTTTATTGGCGTCAAACTCGGACATCAGCTCAGAAGAAATGCGGCCAAGTTCGCGGTCCGGGATCTCTTCTGCAAGGTTGGCGTCAAATTCTACTGCCGTGCCCTGCTTTGCCTGTGGATCAAAGTCCACGATGACCCCGCCGTCCTCTTCAGGAATGATCTCGATGCTGCCGACATCTTCTGAGGCAATCATTGCCATGACGTCGTTCTGCGATCCGGGAAGCTCGATCTCTATCTCAGCTCTCAGATCCTCTTCGTCCAGTTGTGACGGGACATTACGGTCCATCAAGCTACCTTGTCGGGTATCTATTTCAGACATCTAACCCCCTACATCATCCGCATTTGATTAAAATATACATCAAGACCACCCACAGGACCACCCATAGCTTTCTTTTCCGACGCCCCTTGCATCACTCTTGCAGGTGCCATCATCACGTTTTTTGCTCGTTCAATCAATTCTTGATTAATAATCCCGCTTTCTTCGTCCAACGATTCTAGACCGCCCTTTTCGGCAAAGTCTTTAATGCCCATGATGTCTTTATACAAAAGGGATTCTTTGAAATCGGATCGATCAAAAAATTTTTTATTAGGAAATATACGCCTCGCTGAATCGCTTTGTTTTAAATCCGCGTAGATCTGTAAAAAATCAGGTATAGGTGCAGTCGATGCAGCTTTCGGGACGTAATTTTGACCAAACATTTCCTCTATCAGGTTGCGTATGGCCCTTGGATTTTTAGGTCGTTTACTTGAAAGGTCTTCATTTTCAAACACTTTTTCAATTCGATTTTTTTCAAAATTTTTATAGCCTTCAAAGTCACGAAAAGTCGTAAAAACATACTGGTTCAAATCTTTAAGTTCCTGTTTCAATTCGCCTAAAGTTTGAGAGGCAACCACATCCGCTACCCTATTTACTGTTTCACCAATAGGTCCTCCTCCGATTCCTTGTCGGTGACGAAATTCGTGGGCAGTCGTGGCTACAGAATAATCCTCTGGGTTGATAATGTTCACGGTGTCAGGGACTAATTCGTATTGATAGTCTCTGAGATTCCCAAATTTATCTTTGTAGCGTAGCGTATCGTACTTTTCTGTTTCGTCAGGCGGCACGTAGCGACCTCGAAACTGGTTTGCAAATTCGGACCCTCTAGTGTCGGGCAGTTCAAAAAAAATAGTCCTAGCCGGATCAACAGGATCAGCACTGTAAGGCATACGCTCTTGCGTTTGCATTTGAAATTCAGAATCAAGTGCTTGCATACCAGCGAGCATTTCTCTTTGCGCTTGCTCGTTTTTTTCATATTTGCCCGTAGAAGGCTCAAAACGAGAAGCTTCTGCAAACAAAGGTTCTAAAGTGGAACGAGCTTTAGGATTTGCCCTTGAGGCAATGAACTCCTCTACTTCAGGTAACAACTCAGCCATATTTTAGTCTGACGTTAGTAGTATGCTCGAACTCTAGCAGATTGATCTGTATCTTCCCAGTCATCTGAGGGTAATTGTACAAAATTACCTTGCCGATAACGCATTAATGCCTGTGTCATGCTGTCAACCAAGTCGTCGTATTCGCCGTTCGGAAAAGCCGCCACCTCCTCGATCAGCTCTTCAGCGAAGACTTCATCGGGGGCCCAGACCATACCTGCTTCAAAAAGTGGCGATACGGCG